CCGGCTGGCATCGAACCGCGCCCCGCTGGCCGTGACCGGCGACCGGCGGGCAATCGTTAGGGGCCCCTGCATATCGGGGCAAAAACCGCAGAAATCCGCCAAAAATCCGCGCTTCGCGCCGCGCCGCCCGCGTGGCTGGCAGGCCGGAGCAAGGGCCATGTTTCTGACAAATAATCATGTGAAAAACGATATGATTGTTTCACGTGAAACATTGCCTAATTTTTGTGCATAATGAGGGGGCTTGTTAACTGACTAAAAAATGTGCATATTTATGCGTACAAATTGTGCAACTTTAGGGGCCCCCGATGGATGTTTCCGATCAGGAATTGAAGCTTCGCCTGCGACTCGCGCAAATCGAGAAAAATGAAGCTTGTCAGACGGACTTTTTAACTTTTGTAAAAAGTATGTGGCCCGAATTTATTGCGGGTCGGCATCACAAAATCATTGCTGAAAAGTTAGAAAGGGTCGCAAAGGGTGAATTAAAGCGACTTATCATCAACATGGCCCCGCGTCATACGAAATCAGAGTTCGCATCCTTTCTGTTTCCTGCTTGGATGATGGGCAAGAACCCGCGAATGAAAATCATTCAGGCAACGCACACGACAGAACTTGCGGTTAACTTTGGCCGTAAGACAAAAAATCTTTTGGATAGCGACGAGTTCAAGGAGGTATTTCCAAATGTTAAATTGGCTGCGGATAGTAAAGCTTCTGGTCGTTGGGACACTTCTGCTGGCGGGATGTACTACGCCGTTGGTGTTGGATCAAACCTCGCGGGTCGTGGTGGCGACTTGGTAATCATTGATGACCCGCACTCGGAACAGACAGCGATGTCGGCGAACGGGTTTGACGATGCTTGGGATTGGTACACTGGGGGCCCCCGACAGAGGCTCCAGCCGGGTGGGTCGATTGTTTTGGTCCAGACCCGGTGGTCAGAGAAGGATATGACAGGCCAGCTTTTGAAGGCGATGGCTAAAGACCCCCTAGCGGACCAATGGGAAGTTGTGGAGCTTCCGGCTATTTTTGATGACGGGTCCCCGTGTTGGCCAGAATTTTGGTCAATCGAAGACCTTACAGCGGTGAAAGCATCTATCCCGCCCAGTAAATGGAATGCTCAGTATCAACAAAACCCCACCGGTGAAGAAAACGCGATTATCCCGCGCCAGTGGTGGCAGAGGTGGGAAAAAGACCGTATTCCCAATCTTGAGTATGTCATTCAGTCGTATGACACGGCGTTTAGTAAGCGGGAGACGGCTGACTTTAGCGCGATAACAACGTGGGGTGTTTTTCGTCCAGAGGAGGTAGGGGGCCCGCCGGGACTCATACTTTTGGACAGCAAGAAAGACAGGTGGGATTTTCCTGAACTAAAGCAGGTGGCGTTAGAGCAGTATAAATATTGGGAGCCCGACACAGTAATTGTGGAAGCCAAAGCCTCTGGACTGCCGTTGACGCATGAATTGCGAAATATGGGCATACCAGTTGTTAACTTTACGCCAAGCAAGGGAAATGATAAGATAACACGAGTCCACTCTGTATCCCCGCTTTTTGAGGCGGGTATGGTTTGGGCCCCCGACACCGTCTTTGCGGACGAAATAATTGAAGAGGTGGCGGCATTTCCAAACGGGGAGCATGACGACTTGGTTGATAGTATGACACAGGCCTTAATGCGATACCGGCAAGGTAACTTTGTCCAGTTGCCCAGTGACGACTGGGATGACGAAGACACTAATGTGAAGGTTAGGGCTTATTACTAATGGCGGATTCTGCGGTAAATCTTGGAGCCGGGGGCTACAGCGACTTTTCAAGCATGAGTATGGACGAGATGTTGTTCGGGACCCGTGATCCGGTGGCCATATCCCGCGAAACACGGCCCTCCTACGATGAATTTGGTCAGGGCTACGATTACCGAGACGGTGCTTTTGTCCCCGCCACCGATGAAGAAGGCTACAATTTAGAACTCACGGGGCCCGCCCGTAGCCGCGGCCATGCGGGCCGGGAGTTTGAACAGGAGTATGGTCGCGCCGACTTGTATGAAGGTATGGCAGAGCCTGCCAAGCGTCGTGGTTTTTCTAGTGCCCCAGAGTTATATATGCAGGACGGTGGCAACCCGGCGTATGAAGAAGCGGGCATTATGTCCGCTTTGTTTAACGCACCCGACAAAGATGCTCAGAATTTAGTCCGTGAGTCGGGGCGCGAGGGCAGCGTCGGGTCCCAGACGTATTATCCTGAAGGTGCTTTGACTTTTGAGCAGCGGCTAGAGCAGGAGTATGGTTATCCTGCTGTTACTCGTGAGATGAGCGATGCGCCGGAAAGTGTCCGTAATCAGCGGCCTCGGCAAGATATGCCGACGTTTCAGGAGTTAGAAGACGCTCGTGCTCATGTTTTGATGTCTGCTGAGATGGCTAAGCAGTTTGGACCGGAGACCGCGACCAAACTTGGTAATTTCGCGGAAGGTATAGATGCTTTGCCTATTCCTTTGATTGGGAACGCCACGCCGGAAGATGTGGCTATGGACAAGCGGAACAATGCTTTTGGGGTGAAATTGTTGAAGCAGGCGGGTGTTAACGCGACTTTGCCTGAGATTACCAAGATGGTTGACGACAAAGTTTTTGAGCAATTAGACCAGATTTTGGGCCGTGAGCCGGGGTCGAGGGGCTTTCGGTCGCCGTCCACGGGCATTGATGTATATTTCCCGCGCAATGAGCAGGGCTACTTCCAGACTAGCCGTTCGGGGTATTATTGATAGACCGCGGCCCACGGAACTGGTAGTTTGGGCTAAAGGAGAGTGTAAATGGCACGTGAACCGATTGCAGGCATGGTGGACAAGAATGTCCCGTCTCAGCTTGATCCGGAGGATTTGGCTGCTGAAGTGGAGCTAGAGGTTCCGGGCAGCATGGACAACGTCGTGGCTTTTGAGGGCATGGCGGAGAACATGGAGATTGAGATTACGCCGGACGATGATGGCGGTGTGACCATTGATTTTGACCCGGAAGATCAGCGCGGGTCGGGTGATGATTTTTATATGAACTTGGCTGAAGAGATGCCGGAGCGTGAGCTTGGGCGCATAGCCAGTGAGTTGCTTGCTGAGTTTGATAGTAATAAGGCTAGCCGACAGGATTGGGAAGATGCTTATGCAAACGGTTTGGAGCTTCTTGGGTTCAACTACGAGGAGAGGACCCAGCCTTTTAGAGGAGCTTCTGGGGTTACGCACCCGTTGCTTGCCGAGGCGGCTACGCAATTTCAGGCGCAGGCGTTCAATGAGTTGTTGCCTGCCAGCGGCCCCGTGCGAACTGCTGTTATGGGAAGCGAGACACGAGAAAAGCAGTCACAATCCCAGCGCGTAAGGCAGTTTATGAATTACTACATCACTAATGTGATGGAGGATTACACGCCGGACATGGATCAGATGCTGTTTTATTTGCCATTGGCGGGCAGCACATTCAAGAAGGTTTACTACGATGAGACTTTGGGGCGGGCGGTAAGTAAGTTTATTCCGGCTGAAAATCTTGTTGTGCCGTATGAGACATCTGATTTGGACACTTGCCCGAATATCACGCAGGTTGTTCGGATGTCGCTCAATGATTTGCGTAAGAAGCAGGTTGCGGGCTTTTATTTAGATATTCCGGTCATTCCTGCACAGGCAGAGATGGACTCTGTTGGTGATGAGATTGACCGCATTGATGGCGTTTCGGCGTCACAGATTGATTATGACTGCACCATTTTGGAGTGTCATGTTGATTTGGACATTGAGGGCTATGAAGATGTAGATGATGACGGTGAGCCCACCGGCATTAAAGTACCATATGTTGTCACCATTAGTCAGGACAACGGTCAGATTTTGTCAATTCGGCGGAATTACCGGGAAGAGGATGAGTTACGGCGCAAGATACAATATTTTGTGCATTTCAAGTTTCTTCCGGGCTTTGGTTTTTATGGATTGGGTCTTATTCACACCATTGGCGGACTGTCACGGACCGCCACGGCGGCACTGAGGCAGTTAATCGACGCTGGTACTTTGTCCAACCTCCCTGCGGGTTTCAAAGCCCGTGGACTTCGTATCAGAGATGACGATGACCCGCTTCAGCCCGGAGAGTTCAGAGATGTGGACGCACCCGGAGGGGCTATCCGTGACAGCCTGATGCCGCTGCCCTTCAAAGGCCCAGACCAGACCTTGTTTGCTTTGCTAGGTTTTGTGGTCGATGCAGGCCAGAGGTTTGCCACGATTACTGACATGAAGGTCGGTGACGGCAATCAGCAGGCGGCGGTGGGCACAACTATCGCTTTGTTGGAGCAGGGCTCTCGTGTGATGAGTGCGGTGCATAAGCGGTTGCACTATGGCATGAGGCAGGAGTTCAAAATCCTAGCGCGGGTGATGAGTGAGAGCTTGCCGCAGGAATATCCGTATTCTGTAGAGGGTGCGGATGCGACTGTGATGCGGACTGATTTTGATGACCGCGTGGATGTATTGCCGATTTCTGACCCGAATGTATTTAGTCAGGCGCAGAGGATTGCTTTGGCGCAGACTAAGTTGCAGTTAGCTGGTGCGGCTCCTGAGATGCACAATATGTACGAAGTGTATCAGGATATGTATGAGGCTCTTGGTGTGCGGGATACGGACAGGATTATGAAGCGCATTCCTGACGATGAGCCGACACCTAAAGACCCTGCACAGGAAAACATTGATGCGATGGACATGATACCGCTGAAGGCGTTTGAGGGTCAGGAGCATGAGGCGCACATTATGGCGCATATGGTCTTTGGTTCGACGCCGATGGTTGGTGGTATGCCTGCCATTGCTATGGCTTTGCAGAAGCACATCATGGAGCACGTGAAGATTGCGGCTCGTGAGAAGGCGGCAGTAGCGTTTATTCAGAGCCGTCAGGCGGCTGGTGGTGAAGCGGCTACTGAGGAAGAGATGCTGGCTATTGAGGGCTTGACTGCACAGTTTGTTGCCGAGGGTATGCAGATGGTCAAGCAGATGTCACAGCAGGTATCTGGTGAAGGCCCTGATCCGTTGGTTCAGCTTAAACAGCAGGAGCTTCAGATTAAGGCGCAGGCAGAACAGGCCGATGCACAGAATGACCAAGCCAAGCTCAATCTTGAGGCGTCTGGTCAGCGGATGCGGGCGGATCAGTTCCAGCAGCGGTTGTCTAGCCAAGAGCGGCAGACCCAGCAGAGGATTGATGCTGCGATGCAGCGTGAGTTTATTAAGCAGAGGGGGGACTGATGCCTTTAGCTGGCGGGTCTAGCCCGAAAACTATTAGCAAGAACATTAGTAAGTTGATGGGCGAGGGCTACAAGCAAAAACAGGCTGTAGCCATTGCTTTATCTAGTGCTGGGAAGAACAAGCCGAAGAAAATGAGAAAAGGCGGGGTAGTACGCGGAGTGTAGAAAAGAAAGGCTTGGGGGCTTAAATGTTAGCAGAATTGGCTGCCGCAAACGCGGCATTTGCCGTTATAAAGCAATGCGTCCAGAACGGTAGGGAGCTAACTGCTGCTGGCGAAGCGATAGCAAAGTTTGTAACAGCGAAAGAGGAATTACAACGCAAAGGCAGTAAGAAGAAGGCTAGAGGCGTAAATACTCCTGATCTTGAAGAGTTTATGGCTCTGGAAAAGATACGGGAGCAAGAGGAGCAGCTAAAGCAGTTTATGATTTATGCTGGTCGTCCGGGTCTTTGGAACGATTGGCAGAAATTTCAGGCCGAGGCGCGTAAATCTAGGCGGGTTCAAGAGGAGCTAGCTAAGCGCAGGCGTGAAGAGATGATTGAGATGATGGGTTACGGCCTTGTTGCTGTAATTATTGTCGGAGCCTTGGTGGCTTTTGCGTTTTGGGTATTGTGGATGAAGGGTAGCATATGACACCAGAAAAGCTAGATGCGTGGCGCATAGTCCCCCGGCTGCTCATTTTGAGCTACATGGTGGTGTTTTACCAGACTTGTCAGTGGTTTATGGCGTTGCCGGAGCCGAATAATGCACAGGCTGGTTTTGTTAGTGTAATCGTTGGTGCCGGTGCGGCTTGGTTCGGTTTGTATGTAAATAGTAAGGGTGCACGGTCTGAAGGAAATAAGACAGGTGAATGATACACGCATTTTTGCTTCTGGTTTATCTTGGAACAGGGGATAGTAGGCAGTTAATTAGCAACGATATGTACTTCAGAAGTATTGACGACTGTAACTATTTTGCGG